TGTTGAATGCTGGAGAAGAATGGGTACATGTCTTAGTGAAAAAATCTGGTGAAGATGAGTGGTGTATGCTCCAAGAGTTAAACATAGAAAGAGGGGTAAAACCTGGTCAACATTGGAGCACATGGACTTTTGCTCCATATTATTGGAGGTTACGTAATTTAGATTATGATACTAAGACTACATGAGTGATTTGAAGTTCTTTAAAGAAACTGGTGCTCCACTTTGCAGACATTCCTATCCTTTTGCAAATAAGGTAAATCCTATATTGCATAGGTTTATTCAGGAAAATGCTATTAGAGAAGATTCAAAAGTTCCTGGAACTATGCAAACTAATTTTCAGTGTGATAAACTTGCTTCTGTAAAAGAATTTAAATTGCTTATTGAATATGTTAGGAATCTTATTTTAAATATACCCTATAACCATCCTTCATTTCCATGTAAACTGGAGTTGATAAATTGGTGGGGAATGGTTTATAATAAAGGTCAATATCAAAATAATCACAATCATCCTCCAGCACATTGGGCATTTGTTTATTATGTCAATACACCTAAGGGTTCTTCTCCTTTAGAGTTTTCGGTCATTAATAAAAAGATTTTCTCTAAGGCGGGTGAAGTGGTAATATTTCCAGCATGGATTTATCATAGGGTTCGTCCTAATAAATGTAATGATAGAAGTTGTATTGTTGGAAATTTTTATTGGAAAGTTCTGTAATTTAGATTATGAGAGATGAATTCCTTTGGGTTGAAAAATATAGACCTAAGACAATTGAAGATTGTATTCTCCCAGAGAGTACCAAGAAAACTTTTCTTGATTTTTTAAATAAGGGAGAGGTTCCCAATCTTCTCCTTGCTGGTCCTGCTGGATGTGGTAAAACCACAGTAGCAAAAGCATTGTGTAATCAATTAGGAGTAGATGTTTATGTTATCAACGGATCAGATGAAGGAAGATTCCTCGACACTGTACGAAATAACGCCAAGAACTTCGCCTCAACAGTTTCCTTATCCAGTGATTCCAAGCATAAGGTTATCATCATCGATGAGGCAGACAACACAACCCCAGATGTCCAGCTCTTACTTAGAGCCTCAATTGAAGAATTCTCCAACAATTGCAGATTCATATTCACCTGCAACTATAAGAACAAAATCATTGAACCTCTCCACTCCCGTTGTGCCGTCATTGAATTTGGAATCACAGCAAAACAAAAACCAGCAATCGCTGCTCAATTCTTCCAAAGACTTAACGGGATCTTGGACTCCGAGCGGATTCAAAGTGATAAGAAAGTCCTCGCAGAACTCATCAATAAACACTTCCCAGACTGGAGAAGAGTCCTAAATGAATGTCAAAGATATTCTGTTGGTGGTAAGATAGATAGTGGAATATTAGCAACTTTTAGTGATGTAAAGACAAATGACCTCCTTAAAAATCTTAAAGAGAAGAATTTTCCAGAAGTACGTAAATGGGTCGTTAATAATCTGGACAATGATTCTGGGGTACTTCTTAGGCGTATCTATGATGCTCTTTATAGCACCCTTAAAAACTCTAGCATTCCTGCTGCTGTGCTCATTATTGCTAAGTATCAGTATCAGTGTGCGTTCGTGGCTGATCAGGAGATAAACTTACTTGCATGTTTAACTGAAATCATGGTGGAGTGTGAATTCAAATGATATTACCAGGGTCTACGGTAGTTGTAAAAAATATAACTTCCATTTATAATGGATATAGGGGATGTGTCCAAAGAATTAGTGGTGATAAAGTTGCTGTTCTTATGGATTCTCATACTCCTTGGGATAAAATGATTACATTCCAATTAAAAGAATTGGAAGAAGAAACTACTGGATTTCAATATTATCCTCCTAAAAAATGATAATTAATCAGAAAGTAAAAATTTATAAGTGTAGATATCCACATGCTGACACTTTAAATCCTAAGCTTCATAAGATTATTCTTAAAGAAGCAGTCAATGAGGATAAAGGAGCATTGATAACTCATTGGAATGCGCAAGATATTAAAGAAATTAGTTTAATTCAAGATTTTGCTGCACATCTCATTCTGGGTTCTGATGCGAATGGAAATTCTCCATTGATAGAAGAAAGATGGGTGGGAAGAAATATGGGTCCCGAACTTAAACTTAAGAAGGGTAATGTATGGGGGCAATTATATAAGAAGGGAGATTATCAGGTGCCTCATGATCATATTCCTTACCATATTTCATATGTTTATTATGTAAATACTCCTAAGGGATCATCCCCTTTGGTTTTTGAGGAGTCTAAGAAGAAACTTTTTCCTAAGGCAGGAGAAATAGTTCTTTTTCCATCTTGGCTATGGCATTCTATTCCTTCTAATAATTGTGATGGAAGAACTGTAGTTGCTGGAGATTTATACTATACTTATGAGGATTAAAAAAAATGAACTATAGAGTTGTAGCATCTACTCAAACTAGAGATCCATATCCTGTATATAAGTTTCACACTGATCCACAGGAATGGTCCTGTAATGGAACTGTCACTGTCTCTTGCGAGGATGGTAAGGTTAATGTTACAATATTTGAAAAGGATTCTATTAACATTCATCGGTTAGAAGTATACTCTGATGATGGTCCTGTTACGGGAAGATTAACTGAACAAACCTCACACCCTGATAAACCATGAGTAAGTTTATGACCAAGAAAGAGAAAAAAGAAAAACAAAGACATCAAGTTAAATCTAGGTGGTATTATATCTTTTGGGGAACCTGTACTGTAGCAGTATGTGCAGGTCAGGTTTTGGTGGGAAGTGGTTTCCGTAGAATGGCAGAGAGTCTTGAGAAGGTATTGGATGCCCCTATACAAATGGATATAGGTATTCCTGGTCAAAATCCACGTCATCCTATGATAGCTCCTGACCATAAATGGTATGATTCCCCTCCTAAAGAACAACTATACTGATGGACCCATATGGAATGATTAGAGGAATAATCATGGATTATTTGAAAGATATTGAGCTTTATTCCTTAGAAAGAACTTTTGAATTTGAAAAGATTTGTAGAGAGATTGATCAGTTAACAGAAGAAGATGCTA